GTTTTTTAGCTTTGGCTCGATTTAAAAGATCTTCTTTGATATCTAAAGGCACCGTACCGGTGTGGTTTTCGCCTTCATCCTCCACGCCGTAAAAACCATACTGCGGGGGGATCGGACCTTGACTCGCTAACTGATCAAGCTGAGAAGAATATTGATCAGACTCCATGTCTGGACGTTGAGCTTGAGTCTGAGCCCGTGCAGCCCGCTCTTGAGCGTTCAAAGCGTTAGTAAAAAAGTTAGAGCTGCGGGCGAAGTAATCCATAAATTTACTTTTCTTTATTACTAAGATACTTGCTTGCGCGGCGACGCGCTTCTTTAGCTTTTTCTGTATTCGGGACTTGTGTATTTACCGGTTTGTTGCCTGCCGTAGCGCGTTTTTTCTTCTCATCCGTGGCACGCCGCTCTTCCGCTGTCATTTGAGCCCAAGCAGCACGAGGCAAATACCGTTCGGTGCGACCTTTTTCGCGAGCTAAATCAGCCATCAGGTGATCGGACCTCCGTGAAGCCACGCGTCACAACTGCGTTTCGCGGCACATTTAAATTTAAACAGCTGGCAGTAACCCAAATCTGCCAAATCCAGAACGTCTAAAGGATCTGCAGCCTGTTTTTCGTTAATCCCCTCAACAATGCACCCCAAAACCTTTTCAGATTGATCAAAAGCTGCGCAGTTTCCGCACCGAGCGCTCATAGCGTGCTCTAAATCCGTGTTCCAAAGCTCAGCTTTGTCTTCCCAGAAGCCTGGATCAGGAAAATCAGGGTTTAAAGGACCATATTTAAACTTTTCAATCGTCCAATTTCGATTTTTTACGTTCTCTTCAATGTCCACAGTCGCCGTGGGGCAGCTATCGGACACAGCCGTCAGCTTTTTCTCAAGAAAAACCTTGGGTTGTAGTGGTTTAGATTCAGTTAACATCAGTCTTTCTTTTCATACTGTTCGCGAGTCTGCCAATCCTCTTTAGACCATTTACTTAAACGGTTTTCCGAGGATTTTTTACCCTCGTAACGGCCCCCCATCTCTTTATAGTATTTAGTCGCGAGCTGCATAGCCCGAGCGCTGTGACCGCCGAGCTTTTTACGTGCCCGAGCTTTAGCTTGAGCCCATTTTTCGGGGTCTCGTTTTTTAGCGACTTCAGCCATCAGTAAAGAAGCAGAACACTACCGACCGTTGTAGCTGCACCACTGACCGTGGTTATTGAAAAAGGCAGAACCTGCCCTGCTTTAATTTTAGTCAAAGTTACCGAACGTCCAGGAGAATCCGAAAAAATAACCTGCAGATTATTATTGTCGCCACCATCGACAACATAAAAACCACGGCAGGATGGGAAGTTTGTCGACGTGCCGCTAGCGCTAATTAGACAGCCACTTGCATACGGAAGGGTTGCAGATTGTCCATAAACACTACCAAAAGCTCTAACGTCCATTTTAATCGAGTGTTTCTATCAGTTTAGCCAAATACTCTACGGCTTTTTCAAGATCTTGTTTTCCGTTTTTTTGTTCCCAACGCCATAAATATTTCTGTGCGCATCCTTCGAGATAACCTTGGTACTTTACGAGCCCCATAGAAGCTAGTTGTACGTCATAGCACTCCAAACCATTCCGCCGATAATAATCCGGCTTAACGGGATTTTCACTTTGGTTCAAATTTGTAAATTGTTCCATTTTCTTTGTCGACATATTTACGCAGTCTATAAGCATCCTCTCTATGGACAATTTGACAACAGTTTTTCTTATCTAAGCAGTAACAAACTTCAACATAATGCGCTCCACGAGGGACCACAGCTAAACCAGGGTAAACATCTGTTTACAGTCTAAAACTCCGGTAGGTGTGGCAGCCAATTCAGGCGCATATTTTGAGTCGTCGTGATGTATCAAACCAACTGTGTGGGGCACATAAACTCCGTTTTCTCTGACTAAAGGAACGCACCGTCGATGCTCCAGGCCCAGAGGGATTTCCTCAAAAGCCAAACCCATAGAACTTCGATCCGCTATCGGCCAGTTTCGAATACCGACTTTCTGATAACTTTTTTCGGGGTCGTAGCTATCTGACCTTACATATTTATCTCCATCTTCCTGATTAAGAATCATCGCCCCGTAATAAGGGTTGGCCACCTGAACAAAAAAGTCAATGTCGTAATCAACAACCAAAATTTTCGGAACTCTATATCCAACATCCGACCAGACATTTGGAGTTTCACGCGTCAGCGAATAAATGTAGTGATTATCAAAAGGTACTTTTAATCCTTCGTGCTTTTCGTACCTTATAAACCCAGGCTCTAAGCCACGGCGACCTAAAACCGGACGCCATTTACGCCAATACAAAAAATTCTCAAGGGTAATAACCATGTCATTTTCTTGATAAATATAAAAATCTGCGCGACGATTCAGAATCTCAAGTGCGAGATCTGTCTTATGAGCCCAAGTTAGATACCAATTTTCGTAACCTGGCGCAGCTACAACTACTTGGGCGTCTAACTTTTTGTACGGTTCAAGTAGATTTTCGAGCAGCTCAACGTCGTTTTGGCTGTCGTAATCAATGTAAATCCTAACAGCGATTTGAAAGGGATACCGTAAATATTCATTTAAAACATTGATCAAACTATTTAATCTATTCAGCGGTTTATGAGCAGTTATAGCGACCCAAATTTTTTCGTTCATGTCCGGCTCGGATGCCCGAGAAACCTTTTTGACTTTACGTACCCCCACGCTAAAAATCAGTATTCGATCGAAAAACTTCCCCTTCTCTGCAGGTAAGTTACAAGCCAGGTGTAGGCGTCTAACAAGTCATCATGCGCCGTGGCTCCGACGTTGATCAGCTGATCAAACAGCGCATCGAACTTACGGTATTTATTAAACACCACCTTTTTGTTCTCAAGCAGACCGAGTGTCCCACGGAAGCGTGCGATCTTGTCGCCCCTGAATCCTTTAACTTCGTGAATATTTAGGTTCCCGAGTTCTCGCTCGTTAATCAGCACCCGGCGCAAGTCAGCTGCCAGTGAAGCCTGGTATGCCACCGACTCGACCACAAGCGTGATCGTCGAATAAGTCGGTAAAAATGTGCCGTCGATATTCTGCAGTATGCCCCATTCCAACAACATGTCGCACAGCATGTCGATTTTTTCGAGGTTTCCGATGGATCGGCACTGGTGCGCGTCGATGATGTAATACTTGTCCTTCAGCCTGCCACCGAGCACAAAAGCCGTGTAGTCACTGGTTTCGTTCTTGCTGGCGGACAGGTCAATGCCCACAGCGAGGCTGTCGAACTCCGTGACGACTTCCCCTTTGACTAACAGGTCAGGTGACACAACCAGATCCGTAGTCATCACCGGTTGCTGCTGATACTGATATGCAAAAGCGACAGGATCTAGTTCTTTTTGTTCCAGCAAGTACTCCGCCGACCACTGCTCAGGCCAGTAACTTACAGGCTCACCCTGATCACCATATGTAATAGCTTCCTGCGTTACCTGTTTCCACCCTTTCTCGGGGACAAATATCGTTTTATGAATGTCGAGCGGATGAAATCGGGTGCCCAAGCAAATGGCTCGACCACCTTCAAAAATAATCGGGCTGATAACCGACGACCAGTTGTTGTTCATCTCGTCCCGGATCGCCGGGTTTTTAATGTCAGCGCTGGACTTGATGGGGTCATCCACAATCACAAGGTGGGCGCGTTTTGAAGTAATCGAGCCCCGCAGACCAGCTGCACGCAAGGTAAATTCTTCATCACCAAGACGCGGGATTCCGGCGTAATCAAAATCGATCGACCAGCCGATATCCGACTGCATTCCTGATCGCAACTGGACTTTGGGGAAAACCTTTCTGTATTCAGGCGAGTCAATAATCTGTTTGATGATTCGGCTTTTAGGGATAGCTGTGGCGATGTTGTATGAGCAGTAAATAATCTGAAGCGGACGTTTAGCTGTAGTGTGGCGCCCGATAATCCATGCGGTAAACATGTTTAGCACCGTGGACTTCGCGCTGCCACGAGGTGCCAAAATGTCCAAGTTGGGGCCTGCAATATCAAGCAGGTATTTATTTGATTCATTTGTGATCAGGTGACGATGCCACTCCAGCATGTGTTTTGCTGGGGCTTTATCGAGAATGGTGCAAAACGTGTGGAAGTCATTTGCTGCACGCCCGTAAATCGAATCTAAAGCATCTGGAGTTTGCTCAGTAGCACGAACCGCACGCAGTTGTGCACCGCGTCTGTAAGCGAAAGTCTCGCGGCTCGGCATATCACTAAGTTGACAGTATTGCTATA